GCTGGCGCAAACTCCTAGGCTGCGGCTCGTCCCTAGGTGGGACGATTCGTTCGGCCTGGAGGCTGCCGAGTTCGCTGCTGCGTTTGGTCTGAATGCGGACCCGTGGCAGCGACTCATTCTGGACGACTGGCTGGCCCGTAAGGGTGCCCGCTGGCTGTGCCTCACCGCGGGCTTGTCGGTGCCTCGGCAGAATGGCAAGAACGGCGTCATCGAGATCCGTGAACTGTTCGGCATGGTGCTGTTGGGTGAGAAGATCCTGCACACCGCGCACGAGGTCAAGACTGCGCGTAAGGCGTTCAAGCGGCTGAAGTATTTCTTCGGTGAGCAGCGTAACGATCCGGGCGCCAAGTTCCCTGAGTTGAATGCGTTGGTTACTGATGTCCGTTCGACGAATGGGCAGGAAGCGATCTTCCTGAGCAATGGCGGCTCGGTCGAGTTCATTGCCCGGTCTAAGGGTTCGGGTCGTGGCTTTACGGTTGACGTGCTGGTCTGCGATGAGGCGCAACACCTCAGCGAGGACGAGCTCGAGGCCCTGTTGCCGACGACGTCGGCAGCACCCTTGGGTAATCCGCAGTGGATTTTCACGGGCACGCCGCCCGGCCCGAAGGTTGCTGGCGAGGTGTTCCGCCGCATTCGCCGTGAGGCGCTGGCGAAGGTCAAGCGCGAGTGCTGGCACGAGTGGTCCGTCTCTGGCCCGCTGGCTGACATGGCCGACCCGAAGGAACTGCACGCGTCCAACCCTGCGTTGGGCATCCGTCTGCAGATGGCCGTCGTGAATGGTGAGCGGCGCAACCTGTCCCCGGAAGGCTACCTGCGGGAACGTGGCGGCTGGTGGGATGAGGGGCACGCGATCGACGCTGTGATCTCGCTCGAGGCTTGGAAGTCGTGCAGCGCCGAGACGCTGACGATCACCGGCAAGCCGAGCATTGCCCTAGATGTGTCCCCGATGCTGACGTTCTCCGGCATCGTTGCGGCCGGCGATGTGGGCGACGGACGCACGGGTGTCGAGGTGACATCAGATGGTGCGACCCTGATCGATTACCGCGAGGGTACGGAGTGGGCTGTCGAACTGCTCACGTCCCACAGGGCGTCCGTGTGGATGGCTGCCGGGTCTGCTGCGGAGACGTTGCGGAAGCGGCTTGAGGATGGCGGCTGCATGGTTCATGTGATGCCCCGCGCCGACTATGCGAAGGCGTGTGTCAACTTCGCTGCTGCTGTTGCCACGAAGAGGATTGCGCACCGCGGCCAGACGGAGCTCGATGGCGCCGTGACTGTGGGCGCGAAGCGTGTCGCTGGCGATGAGGGCCTGTGGACGTGGGGCCGGGTGCGCTCGTCGGCTGACATCACCCTGCTGGTGGCCGCGACCGTGGCTGTTGCCGCCTCTCAGACCGGCACCTACAACCCGATGTCGAACATCTTCTAGGGGGGCCGGCGTGATCCGCGAAGTTCTCGAGGCCTTGGCCCTGGCCGTGATGATTCTCGGCGGGTTCCTGCTGTTCGGCCCGTGGGCCTTGATCGTTGGCGGCGCTGCAGTGCTCGCCTTGTTCTGGCTGGTTGACCGGCCTGTGAAATCGAAGGGTGGTGACGGCCGATGAGCTTGTTCCGTCGCCCCCAGCCCGAGGACCGTGCAGTGTTCCCGGCGCCGCAGTATCAGTTCGCGTCGTACCTCAACTCGGGCAACTTTGCCACGATCGATGCGGCCAGCGGTGACACGTCGCTGCAGTCCGTGGCCGTCCGGTCGACTGCGGACCTGATCGCTTCCCTGACTTCTGAGCTGCCGGCCGAGATCTTCGCCAACGGCTCGAAGCGCAAGGGCTCCACCCCTGACAACATCCTTGATCCTGGCGGCGATGGGCGTGGGCGTGAGGATTGGCTGTACCGGGTCATCATGGCCGAGGCGTTGCGCGGCAACTGCTACGGCTTCGAGAACTCTTGGGATTCACTGGGCCGCGCGAAGACTGTCGACCTGCTGAACCCTGACGACGTCACCCTTGTTCCCACTGGCAAGGCGTTCGACTGGTATGTGCGTGGCGTGAAGGTGGAGGGCGAGTTCCTTCGCCAGTTCAAGCATTGGCGTGCGAACCCGATCGCTGGCCGCGAGCTCGGGCTGTCTGTCGTGCAGGCGCACGCCGTCTCGATCGGCACCACGTTGTCCGCTGCCCGTTACGGCAAGCAGTGGTTCGAGGATGGGGCGCACCCGTCCGGCATGTTGGTGAATCAGGCCGAGATCGATTCGACGCAGGCGGCCGCAGCTAAGGCGCTGTTCAACACGGCCATGCAGGGCAGCCGTGAACCGCTCGTGATCGGCAAGGGTTGGGAATACAAGCCGATTCAGGTGACCGCGGAGGAGTCGCAGTTCCTCGCAACGCAGCGATTCTCGGAGGCGCAGTGTGCTCGCATGTTCGGGCCTGGGTTCGCCGAGATCATGGGTTACGAAACTGGCGGGTCCATGACGTACGCGAACGTGGTCGACCGCCGGCAAGACCTGCTGGTCCTGTCGATGAACAAGTGGGTGCGTCGTGCTGAGCGCATCCTGACCGAACTCCTGCCGCCATCCACGCAGGTCGTGAAGCTCAACCGTGAGGCCTTGCTTGAGGCCACCACATTGCAGCGCTACACGGCACACAAGCTCGCCCTAGACGGCGGATGGATGCTGCCGTCCGAGGTTCGCGAAATCGAAGACCTGCCGCCGGTCGATGGCATCAACGACCGCAAGCCTGCCACCGCCACCACCAACCCCCAGGGGGCACCCAATGGAAACGCTGCCTAACCTTGAGGTCGTGCGGGCCGTCGCGACGACCGTCCGCGCCATGGCTGCCGAGGCTGATGAGCCGACGCCCCCGACACTCGAGGTCCGCTTCTCCAAGTTCGACTCCTGGTATGAGATCTGCTCGGGCTGGGAAGGCAACTTCATGGAGCGCACCATGCCGGGTGCGTTCAAGAAGACGATCGTTGAGCGGCGCGACCAGATCAAGGTGCTGTTCGATCATGGCTTCGATCCGACGATCGGCAACAAGGTGCTCGGCTCGATCACGGACCTGCGCGAAGATCCTGACTCCCCGGTTGGAATCGTCGACATGTTCGATACCTCCTACAACGAGGATCTGATACCCGGCTTGAAGGCTGGTGTGTATGGGTCGTCGATGCGGATGCGGGTCGTGAAGGACGAATGGAATGACCAGCCGAAGGTGTCGGCGTACAACCCGAAGGCACTCCCTGAGCGGACGATCCGCGAGGTGATGCTGTTCGAGTTTGGCCCTGTCACGTTCCCGGCCAGCCCTGAGTCCACCGCGTCGGCACGTTCCATGACCGACGAGTTCTATGCGGAGATGCGCAGCCACGACCCCGAGAGGGTCGACACGTTGCGTTCCCGCGCCACCCAGCTTGCACTCCACCGTTCAGAGCAGCCGCCGGCCAGCACTGCAGAACCTGTGGTAGCCGCAGAAACCGCACCGATCGAGCCGCCCGTTAGGCACTCGGAGGGCATGACGCCCGGCGAACGCCGTCAGCGTCTGTACCCCAACTTGACCGAAAGGAACTAACCCATGCCTAACATGGAAATCCTGCGGTCTCGGCTCGATGAGATCGAGAAGACCGAGATGCGCGCAATCGACGCCGAGGCTGGCGCCGAGAAGTTCAACGACGACCAGGAGGCCCGCTGGAACAAGCTGGACTCTGAGGCCTCCGAGGTCCGCAAGGCGATCGAAGCCATTGAGGCTGAGGAGCGTCAGGCTGCTGAGCGTGCCGAGCGCCGCGCCCGCTGGGGCAGCGTTCAGGTCAACCCGGTCCAGACCCGTGACATGTTCGACACCTCGAACCTGCGCGGCAAGGACCTCATCGACCACGCCCGCCGGGCGATGGAGAACGTCCGCTACGACGGACCGTTCGATGTGTCCGACGTTGCCCGTGCCGGCGCCCTCGACATGGTTGCCCACGTGCCCGGTGCTGCCGAGCTCGCCCTCGCAACCTCCAGCCCCGACTACCTGTCGGCGTTCCGTTCCTGGCTTGCCGCCACCGGCTCCCCGGTGTACAGCCAGGCCGAGGCTGATGCTGTCCGTGCATCCATGTCGCTGACCAGCGCGAACGGTGGCTACGTGCTTCCGTTCCTGCTCGACCCGACACTGATCCACACCGGCACCGCCGTTAAGAACCCGATCCGGGCCATCTCGAAGGTTGTCACCGGCACCCAGAACATCTGGCACGGCGTCACCGCTTCCAACGTGACCACGTACTGGAAGGCTGAGGGTTCCGCCTTCACCGACGGCAGCCCCACCACGGGTGGCATCACGATCACCGCCGGCGCCCTGACCGCCTACGTTACCGGCTCGTACGAGATCTTCGCCGACTCGGATCTGATGAACCAGCTTCCGGGCCTGATCGGTGAGTCGATCGACTACGCCGAGCAGACCGCGTTCGTTTCGGGTTCCGGTTCTGCTGCCCCCAAGGGTGTTGTGACCGCGATCTCGGCAACTGCCGGCTCGACGGTGACTGCCACCACGCGTGGCACGTTCTCCTCCGCATCTGCGGTCGACACGTTCGCGCTGCTCAACAGCGTCAGCCCCCGCTACGAGGACAACGCAACCTGGATCGGCAACAAGGCGACCCTGAACACGATCCGTCAGCAGACCTTCGGCACCGCTGGTGCTGCGCTGACGAACATGCTCGAGCCGAACACCCTTCTGGGGTCGCCGTGGAAGTCCTCGTCCGACATGGTCGCCGCGACCACTTCCGGCAACATCATGATGGTTCTTGGGGACTTCTCCAAGTACGTCATCTACGACCGCCTCGGTGTGAGCCTCGAGTTCATCCCGCAGGTGTTCAACGCTTCCGGGCTCCCGCTCGGGCAGCGTGGCCTGGTTGCGACCAAGCGGGTCGGCGCCGACGTAGCGGACGTGAACGCGTTCCGCTTCCTCAAGGCCTGACCTCTCCAGGGCTGGCGGCCTAAGCACCCGCCAAGAAGGCCCGCGCTCCTCTGTGGCGCGGGCCTTC